AATCAAAAGTTAAGAAGTTTATTTAAAGTAACTGATATTTACAAAGATGCTGAAAGAGAAATAAGATTTAAGATGGGGCCTGATAATCATCAAGTCAGAATAATGGCTAGAGGTGCTTCAGGAGGTTCGGGATCTGTTCGTGGTTTTAAATGGCGAGGTAAACGACCTAATCTTATAATCTGTGATGATATGGAAAATGATGAAGCTGTATCCAATGAAGAACGTAGAGATAAATTTAGAAATTGGTTTTACGGTGCATTAATACCAGCATTATCGGATAATGGACAGATAAGACTTGTAGGAACTGTATTACATTTTGACAGTTTATTAGAAAGATTAATGCCTGAGACTACTGGTGATGAGGCTCAATATACAGTTAAGGAAAATCTTAAAGAATATTCTTTAGATAAAAAAAGAGCTTGGCATTCAATCAAATATAGAGCACATACTGATTTTGATGATTTTCAAGATATATTATGGCCTGAAAAATTTAATGAAGAAAGACTTACTAAATTAAAAAATGATTTTGTAAGACAGGGTATATCAGAAGGATATGCACAAGAGTATTTAAATTACCCAATACATGAGGGTGATGCATTTTTTAGAAAAAATGATTTTGTGCCAATGTCGGAAGATGATTTTGATTTAGCTAAAACTTATTACGCAGCAATAGATTTTGCTATATCTGAAAAAGATAAAAGATCTTATTCTGTTATAACAGTTGGTGGAGTAGATCACAGTGGAGTATTACATATCGTTGATGTTATTAGACAACGAATGGATGCAAAACAAATTATTGAAGAAATGTTAAATGTACAAATAAGGTATCAACCTGATTTGTTTGTAGTTGAAGAAGGAGCATTAAAAAAAGCTATAGGACCATTTCTAAAAGATGAAATGTTAAGACAAGGAATATTTATTAATTTACATCCAATGGTTCCTTATAGAGATAAATTATCTCGTGCTAGAGCAATACAAGGTAGAATGAGACAAGGTGGTGTTCATTTTGATATGGAATCAGAATGGTTTCCATCTTTTGAACAAGAATTATTAAGATTTGATCGAGGACAATATGATGACCAAGTGGATTCAATAGCTTGGTTGGGATTAGTTTTAAATCAAATGATAACAGCCCCAACTGAAGAAGAACAGGAAGAAATCGATTGGGAAGAGGAATATAACAATACAATGGGATCTTTGCATATGGGAAAATCTCAAATAACAGGATATTAAAATTATGTTTAGAGGAATAATAGGTAATCCAAATTTAAAAGGAATAATAGCACCAGTAGCACCAGAAAGAGAATATGGTTTAGAAGGTTCTCCTGAATGGAATTATTTTCAACAGCAAGTAGCTGATTTTAGAGCTGGAAGATCTGCTTATAGAGATCAAAGAACTAAAGAGGGATCTTCTGTTTTTAAATTATCAGATAAAGATTATAAAAAAGCATCCGATAAATATTATGGTGGTTTATTAGATCAAATAAATGCTAATAGAGCTACAGGAATTGGTGAATTTGGTCTTGTTAGTAAAGGAGGAAGAGATTATCCATCTTTAATTAATTTTAATCCAAATAGAAGTAGAGCATATACTTTTGGTAGAGATGGAAAAATGGCTGAAATAGGTGACGATAGAATGTCAGATTATCCTGATCTTCAATATGAGCCTAATATTAAAAATGCTCTTTTTGGTTCTGGTCCAGTAGGAAGAATGGCAAGTAATGTTTTAGGGGATCAATTGGATGCACAATTAGCGGCAAAACAAGCCGAAATGATGAAGGATCCTGGGGTTAAGGGAGCTTTGTTACGTACTGGTTTATTTAGATTAGCATAATGAGAGTTTAATAATTATGACTGCAGAAACAGATTTACAAGCATTAATTACCTCAGTAAATATAGCTGAACAAATAGACGAAGATACCCTTAAAGATATGGGTAAATCAGTTTATGATTGGTATGAGATGGATGAAAATTCTCGTGCAGAGTGGATGGATAAATACGAAGATTATATGAAGCTAGCTACACAAGTATCTTCGAATAAAAATTTCCCTTGGCCCGATGCAGCAAATGTAAAATATCCGCTATTGACCATAGCCGCTTTACAATTTGCAGCCAGAGCATACCAATCTCTTATTCCTAATAATAAAGTTGTAAAAACTAGAGTAATAGGAAATGATCCTGATGGAGCTAAAGCTGTAAGAGCACGGCGAGTAAGTAATTACATGTCTTACCAATTATTAGAAGAAATGGATACTTGGGAAGATCAAATGGATAGAACTTGCTTAATTCTTCCTATTATTGGAAATGTATTTAAAAAGACTTATTGGGATGGAACTAAAATGGTATCTGAATTAGTTCTTCCAAAAGATTTATGTGTTGATTATTATGCAAGTTCTTTAGAAGATGCAAATCGTAAAACACATAAATTATATTATTATCCTAATGAAGTAACTAGACAAATAAGAATGGGACATTTTTTAGAAGTTGATTTACCTAAAGAATCTAATGCATATGAAGGAAATCATTCAGAAGCCGAAGATGAACTTTTAGGAATAGCTCCTCCTAATAATGATGAAGATTCTCCACATGAATTTTTAGAATGTCATTGTACTTGGGATTTAGATAATGATGGATATGAAGAACCTTATGTAATTACAGTACATAAGGATACTAAAAAAGTTGTTCGTGTTGCAGCAAGATATGATCAAACTGGAATAGATACAAATGAAAAAGGAGAAATTATTTCTATAGATGCTGTAGAATATTTTACTAATTATGTATTTATTAATGACCCTAATTCAGGTGTATACGGAATGGGTTTTGGAAATTTACTTGGTCCACTTAATGAAGCAGCAAATACGTTAATAAATCAACTTATTGATTCAGGTACGCTAGACAATTTACAATCAGGATTCTTAGCTAAAGGAATTAAAATACCAAATGGTAATTCTCCTTTAAAACCTGGAGAATGGAGATATGTTAATACAGTTGGTGACGATTTAAGAAAAGGCATTGTACCTCTTCCAACTAAACAACCATCTACTGTATTATTTCAATTACTTGGTATGATGATTCAAAGTGGTCAACAACTTAGCTCAGTAACTGATTTAATGACTGGAGAAAATCCTGGTCAAAATCAACCTTGGTCTACTACATCAGAAGTATTAAGACAAGGATTGCAAGTATTTTCTAGTATTTATAAAAGAATACATCGTTCAATGAAACGAGAATTTAAGAAAATTTACAGATTAAATAGATTATATTTAGAAGAACAAAAATATTTTGCAGTATTAGATCGTGCTGGTCCTGAAGATGAAATAGCTGTTATTGGTAAAGTTGATTTTGAGGATGAATCAATGGATATAGTACCTAACAGCGATCCAACAAATGTATCTAATGCTGAAAAATTAGCTAAGGCTGAGTCATTAATGCAATTGTTGCAATTAGGCACAATAAATCCTCAAGTTGCTACTAAACGTATACTTGAGTCTCAAGATCAAGAAGGAATTGCAGAATTAATGCAATTGCCTGAACCACAACCAGATTTTGATGCGCAAGTTAAAATGCAAGAACTTCAATTACAGGCTGCTGAACAAGAAATGCAAAAAGTTAAAATTCAATATCAAGCAGCTAGAGATGAAGCTAATGCGGTATTAACTATGGCTAAAGCACAAGCTGAAACAGAAAGAGTAGAATTAGAAAAAATAAAAGTACAATTTGATGCAGAATTAGAACAAGCTAAATTAGCAATGGATGCTAGAGAAAAAGATATGGATGTTCAATTACAAGAATTGAAAATTATACAAGAGGAAATAAAAGCACAAGCGCAAGCAAATAAAGCAAACGAGGAAACAAAGCAAAACACTAGTAAAACTTAATAGTAAGGAGAGAAGATATGAGCGGAGATAGATACGCTTGGAAAAATATGGTTTACACACAAGAGTTAGTAAACTATTTAAAATCAGCAAAAAAAGAATTACAAGAATTATTTTCTAAAGGAGCATTTTGTGGAGAAAATATAGATACCACAGCAATGGGTCATACAGAAATAATTGGAAGATGTAAACTTATAGATGCTGTAATAGAGTTAATAGATGAAGGAATACCTTTAAATGAAGAAAATGAAGAAGGTAAAAAAGAAGAAACAGCAGAGAACTACAAAGATGCTTAAGGCTTTAGGATATAGACTATTAATAAAACCTGATGATGTAGAAACATCTCACGAAGTAAAAGGAACAGATATTAAAATAGCTATTGCTGTAGATGAAAAGTTGTATAAGGCAACTATGTCTGTAGGAGAAGTTATAGATATTGGTCCCTTGGCTTGGATAGATTATAACAAAAATTCAGAAAATAAAGAACCTTGGGTAGAAGTTGGAGATAGGATTCTTTATTCAAGATACGGGGGAAAGTTAATACAAGATCCCGAAACTAAAGAAGATTTTGTTATCTTAGATGATGGAGATGTACTTTGTAAGATAGAGGAGAAGGAGAAAGAAAAAAATGAGTGATTTTATAGCACAATATGATGACAATGAACCTAAGCCTTCGGCTAAAGAGGAATTAACCGAAGCGCAAAATAAGGTTGAAACAGAAGAAAAGTCTACTAAAGAAGCACCTAAAAGTGAACCTAAAGTAGAAGCACAAGTAGAGCAAAAAGATCCTATAGATGAGGCAGCTCGTGCTCAAGGATGGGTTCCTCAAGAAGAATGGGATGGAGATCCTACACAGTGGAGAGATGCGCAAGTCTTTTTAGAAAGAGGAGAGTATTTTAAAACTATGGGTTCTCAGAAAAAGCAAATAGATAAACTAAATGCTATGGTAGAAAAAATGGCTTCTATACAAGCCGCAACTAGAGAAGATGAAAGACAGAGAGTCTTACAAGAACTTTCAGATAAAAAAATATCTGCTATGGAAGAGGGTGAATTTGAAAGAGTAGCCACCATAGATAATGAGATGAATAAAATTCGATCTGAACCTGCTATGGCAGTTCCTAATGTACAAGGACAGACCGAAGATATGTATACTCAAGATAAAATAGCTGAATATATAGATAATAATCAGTGGTATCGTACTAACTCCGATATGCGTCAATATGCTGATTCACTTGCAGTTGGATTCCGAACAGGTAATCCTAATGCTACAATTGATGATGTACTTGAATATACGGATAGGGAAGTAAAAATTCGTTATCCCGAGCAATTTGGAGGACAGGTGCCGAATGCATCACCTGTTGCGTCTACAAGGCGAACCACAAAGCCTGGCCCGAATGGGGCACAAAAGAAGAAAACACTGGATGATCTTCCTGCGGGTTCGCGGGAAATGTATGCTCAGATTGGACAGTCGTTTGTCGATGCTGGAGCTGTCGACTCTATAGATGAGTACATAGAAGAGCTTGATAGAATAGGAGAATTATAGAAATGACAACTAAAACAAGCAAAGTAGAAAAAAATCTAGATCGCCCAAAGCGAATACCTATGGCGGAAGCTAGGCAGATTTTAAATGTTGATGACGTACCTGATCACTTGGTGGCTAGGTGGGTTTTGGATACTAAAAATAGATGCCAAGTTTTTGAGAACGCTGGTTATCAGTATATAACTGATAGGGGATTAGCAGTGGGAGATAAAAAAGTTGACGGATCAAAAGCAACGGGAAGCGTTGTCTGTAAAGTCGGTAATTCGACTGGTGAGATGCTGTACCTGATGGCTATTGACCGCACGTACTATGAAGAAGATCAAGCCTCTAAACAGGCAAGGATCGACGAAATAGAAGAAGAACTATACGCGCAAACTAGTAAAGAAGGTCATTACGGAAACTTAGATTTAGATCATAAATCTAGATAATGACTTTTGCACAAGGAAGCGCATAACTTTAATTCAAGGAGTAAATATTATGGCTAACGTAGATAGACCAAATGGTTTTAGACCAGTAGGTCATTTATCTGGCGGCGGATATACGGGCCGCGTACGTAAGTATTACTCTGTCAACGATAACTTATTTATTGGAGATTTAGTTGAAAAAGAAGCAACTGGTACTGCCTCAGGCAGTGGCGGTTATCCTGGTGTTGATCGTTTTGACAGCGCTACAGCTGATATAGCTGTTGGTGTTGTGGTTGGTTGGGAAATTGATCCTGACAACTTAGGTGCAAAACATCACGCTGCTTCTTCATCGCTTGCGGTGTATATCAATGATGATCCAATGACCATTTATGAAGCGCAAGCTGATGATGCTAGTTTAGCTGTTACAGCTATTGGCGAAAACGTCGATGTTGTACTCGGCGCTGGCTCTACCACTACTGGTGCTTCTGGAATGGAAATTGATGGTAGCTCAGGTGCAACAACCGCAGCCACACCATTAAAACTAATGGGTTTAGTTGAGAGAGAAGACAATGATGTTTCTTCCGCGAACGCTAAATGGCTTGTCATGATTAATATGCATGCATACAAGAATGATAGCGGAACGGCAGGCATATAAACTAAGGAGAAATAACAAATGGCTACAATTACAACTGGCTCTTTTGCGAAAGCCCTTTGGCCTGGCGTTAATTCGTGGTAT